GACCTGCCAAATGTACCCAATATCAATCACCTCGCCGTACTCTATTAAAGCACTTACTGCAACATACAGTTGGGATCTTGGAGGTAAGAAAAGTGCGTGGTTTGATGAAATGGATCAGCCTACCCTTGTAATCACGGCAGTAAGTCTAATGGATGCCTATGAAATCGCAAGGTTTCCTGAATTTTACAAGGATGGAGACTTTAACGAAGTTGCATTCGATGCTGCATTCGAAGCAATGTTTGCAGATTACGACGACGGATTTGAAATAGTAGAAGATGTGAACGAACTAGATATTGCTCAACAAATGTTAGGCAATATCGGTATTGTGTGTTGACACAGTTGCAGTCTATGCTATTGTATGCGGGTAGACAGCAACATACATGGGATAGACTGCAATGATCAACACTGTGACAGCCACCGAAGTTATCACTGCTGCGTGGAGTGTATATCAAGCACATGGATTTTGTAATCGCAGCCAACGTGAGATTGTCAATGACGGCATTCGGGTAGGTGAGGGAGACGATGCTAAGTTTGTACCGTCGCTGTACAATACTGTTGTTGAAAATATCCCCAATGGTACAAATGCTGCTATTGTGTTGGATATTACACCAGAAATTCGTCAGCAAGCAGAAGCCAATCGCAATTTGATTTTGCAGACTGCACTGTTCAAGTTCATGCAGGACCAGTTGGATGACTTTACCAAAGGGGTTTATAACGACCTCAATAGCGAAGAAATCCACCCCAAAAATATCAAGCGGCTTTGCTATATGCATACCATTGCATTGCAGATGGTGCAAGCTCAAAAAGTTGAAGAAATGCTGCTGAATGTCAACAATGAGCAGCTGGCACCGCAAGGTCATAGTGTCAAAGTAACCATTACTGTAACCAATTGCCGTTACTCGCAGGAGTTTGGTGTCCACAATCATGTGGGTGTCACCGACGACGGTTACTTGATAAGTTTCTTCAACAAAACACAGCATGCCTTTAATGACAAGATTGAGCTTACGGGTAAAGTTAAAGCGTTCGGTCCGTCGTTTAAACACCATGGATTGAATGAAAACCGCTTGAATTACACAAAAATTATCAACGTTATCAAAGGATAAACAATGTCAGAACAAAAGGTTATTGTCACGGACGCCGATGGTGTTCTACTCAACTGGGAATGGGCATTTGAGATATGGATGGAGGAACACGGGCATCGTGTTGTACCAGATCATGCCTTGGCTTATGACATGGGATTGCGATATGGCATCACCAAAGAAGACAGTCGCAAACTGATCAAGCTGTTTAATGAAAGCGCAGCAATTGGTTTCTTGCCTGCGCTACGTGATGCAACGTACTATGTTAAACTGTTGCATGAAAAGCACGGCTATGTGTTCGATGTTGTAACCAGCTTGAGCACCAATACCTATGCTCAAAAGCTGCGTAAAAAGAACCTGCGCAAACTGTTTGGTGAGACTGCATTCCGCAAATTCAAATTTCTTGGTACTGGTGCAGACAAAGACCATGCACTGCTGCCATACAAGGATTCCGGATTGTGGTGGATTGAAGACAAGTATGAAAACTTTAAATTGGGCCAGTCGCTGGGAATGAAATCAATCTTAGTTGAACACGGTCACAATATGCACAAAGACACTACAGGTGGATATTTGGTTAAGGACTGGGAAACAATCTACCATATGATTGTCGACAGTGAGAAATAATAAAAAAGCCAGCGCAAGCTGGCTTTTTTTATCACACTCCGTATTTTTTCATCAATGCAGCCAAATCGTCGTCTACATTGCCGGAATATTCTTCTGGTTCTGCACTGCGAGGCGCTGCAAGTGATCTGGCACTGCGCGGCTCAGCTTTAGGTGCGGCCAAAGCTTTTGCACTGCCTTTGTCTGATCCCAATGCATTGCCGCTTGATCCCTCTGGCCATACATAGATATAGCCGCCTGCAAAGTCTTTAACTACTAAGAATCGCATACCGGCAGTTGAGTACAGCATTGTCTGCGCACTGTACCCAGGTATCATGTCACCAAAACCTAACTCAGACGCATCTAGCTTTGTACCATTTTGTTTTAACCATGAAGATACAGCATTGATTTCTCTTTCGCTGTTTGGACCCTGTCCGCCAAGATTAGCAACTACACTAATATCTTCAATTGGTGTATCTGTGTAGTTTTTGAATGTTTCACGGCCCATTGCACGAATAGCACGGCTCATATAACCGGGCAAGTTCTTAACTTGATGGAATTGCGGATCTACAGTATCCGGCATCGCTGCTGCAATTTCTCTACTAATCAGTGCAGGAACATTGTCGGGATTAATAGGTTCAGGACGAGCTTCGTCATTTGGTGCATTATCTGTATCGAGCTCTGGTTCATTTGCCACCATATCGTCGGGCACATTTATCCTGCTCATCATATCGCGCATGTCATCAGTGGCATTAACACCTCGCATAGCTTTTGCAGTGTCAGCAGCAGATGCTTTTTTGATTTCAGGAGTGTCTGCTTGGGATTTGTCAGCAGTGGGAGTGTTTGATTTAGTATCAGCAGACTTGTCTACTTTGGCAACAGGCTGCGATTTTTGTGGTTTAAACATGGAAGAATCAAACGGATCAGCTTCCTTGTCTTTGACTGGTTTAGAAGAAGCAGACTTGTTGTCCTGCTTCTTCTTTTCAGGTTCATCGTCTTTGGCTTCAAAGAATTTGATTCGCAGCATGTTAATATCTCACGTTGAGTAATGTGAGATATTTATGCTGCTAAATCAATTTGTTTGCAATCCAAGAATACCTGCAACATCAGGGGGTGTCCATCCGGCAGGTTTGAGCACTTTGCCATCTTCACGGCGGATGACTTTACCGTCTACCAATTTGGCCATATTGCTGCGGTGTACTTCTGCAAATACACGATCCAAGGGAATACCATAGGCCACTGCTGTACCGCATGCAATGTAGATAAGGTCAGCCAGTGCGTCTGCAATTTCTACAATGTCATCTTCTGCTTCAGCAGTAGTATATTCGTTATATTCTTCTGCCAGCAGCTTTTTACGAAGATCTCGTGTGGCAGTGTCAGGCAGTGTTGGCGTGGAGTTGATCATGAGGCCAAACGCCTCATGAAACTCAGTCACAGCATGGTGTGGATGCTGCATCAGCGCACCTTGGCCGGGAAGATGTAGCGATACGAACCAAGCCCAGTGTTGAGAGTTATTTGAATAACACCCTTGCTGCTGAATGCCATTTCACAATCAGCGGCTTCGCTGAGTTTGAGAACTGACATCAGTTGTTGGATCTTCCATTTGTGCTGTGCTTCAAACTTTTCAGTCAGGTCTGTTGCGAACACGACGCCGCCGCGCTGATTGGCAGTGCCTTCTTCACCAATGTAGAAGCGTAGTTCGCCATCTTGGATCTTGGGAATAAAGTATTGCTCATATGCACCAAGACCGCTGCTGGCCCATGCAAACTGTTGAATATTGGCTTTGCTGGGCTTGATCTTTACGTCCCACTGCGGTTCCATGAACTTGGGTTGATCAGGAATCAACTGCTTGCTCATAAAGCGATAGTTGATATAGCTTTTGCTTTTGTTGATATAGGTCAATTCAACCGCAGTCTTTTCACCGTTCTTGGTTTCATAAACCATTTCAAGCTTGCTGTCTTTGCTGTTGAATTCGCTGTCGTTGGCAACGTGCCCTAGCAAGCTGAGATTGCTAAGTCCAAATTCACCATCCATATCAGCAATAGGCTGTGCAAATGTACCTTTTAGCACTACTTCTTTTTCTTTTTCAAGTGCTTCAATCGTCACGCCTTTTTTATCAGCAGTGATTTTAATCTTGTCAAAGAATCCTGTAGAAACAACGTGCCTAGTAAGATCCTGAATGTAGTCCTTCATTTGTAGCCTCCTATCCTATTACCTTTTGTAACTTGTGCGTTTTCTTCTGTCATCAATTTAACATTGAGCTCTATCGCAGTATCGTTCCAACCGCATAGTTCTTTCATAATAAATCGTTTGCTCATCCAGCTAGGTGCTAGCTGCATAGCTTCAAATAATGTTTTTAGATCCTGTGGATTGTGTACCATACTGCCACTGCTATCTGTAGATTCGTCTGTCATGCTATCCTCTTGATATATTATTGTCTGTCATGTGTGTTCTGTCAACGTGGATTAAAAACTAAACAAGTCTTCAAAACTGCTGTTGGCTTTGTTTTCATTTACGTTCCATTTCAGCACACCCAACAAGTTGTCTATCTTCTTGTCGATAAGTGCTTCTTCCATAGCATCGTGGTCAAACGGCAAGTCTTTAAACCACTGCGGTAGTTTGAGTTCATCTGTGGGATATGCCACTGATGTCATGCCGCTGGGATTGGGTTTGAGCTTACACACAATTACCTTTTGTCCGTCTTGAATTGGCATACTGTAATGATCGCCGTAGATCTTTTTCAGTTTGTTCCAGTTCAAGCTTGCAAGCACATGGCCTGGGATCATCACCTTCTTTGTAACCGCAGACGTTTTGTTGAAGTTTACCTTCTCCATCAGTTCTTGGTTCTTCGCGTGGTTGGTAATGTTGTTGGCACGCTTGGGTGATCCTTTTAGCCAGCCATCCCAGCTTCTAAACTCCTTGCGGAAGTCCATAATCATCTTTAGTGCAGCATTTTTATCTGCGCCTGTTAGCACACCAACCAGTACGTTTTGCAAAAAGTCCTGTACTGTCTTTGGCGTATCACTGCGTTTGAGATCCAGTCCCATGGCTTTGATTTCGCCTGGCTTGCCGTTTTGATCTTTACGCTTGCCTTCTTTGTCATAGATAAGCACTGCGTAACGCTTCTTGGTAATAAACAAGCCTTTGATTGCACAGAGTTCACGTGCTGCTTTGATAATCTTGCCATTCGCTTCAGGGCAACCAAATGCCTTTGCCATAAAGTCAGGAAAGCTGGCATTGGTCATATCTGCAATCTTGTCATACAGGTCAATCACATTTTCTTTGGTCCACTCATAGTCAGCGAATTCCGGATTGTCCTTCATAGTTGTGTATGCAGTGAAGTATGCACTGTCTGTATCACCATAAACAATGGCTTTGCCCACATGATTGTATTCGCCTGCAATGATTTCGTTGATCTTGCCGCTCATATGCTTAACGATACAACGCCCACACAGTGTAGTACTCTGTGCAACACGGGGATCATACCAACGACTACCAGGGTTACCAATAGCACCGTACAAGCTGTTAAGCAAAATCTTCTTGATCAATTGTCGTTGATCATGAAACTCTGCCTGTTTCTTAGCTGCTGCTTTGGCATCTGGATCAGTGGCATCATCTGCTGTCTTTGCCCATTTACGATATTCTGCTTGCAGTTGTTTACGTTCTGCAAACCAGCGTGTAAGAACGCCGGGTATCAATCCAGGCTTGCTGTAATCAAAGATAGTGCCGTTTGCACTCAGTGTTAATGTCCTACCGCTTTTCCATACCAAGTCATGTATTTCTTTTGCAGTAACAGTTGCACTGGTGCCGTCTTCAAAATCCACTGTCATAATAGTGGGTTTCAATTCCATAACGTCTTGATATTCCAGCGTGCCAAAAATACCATTCCACGAATCTGCAAATGACTTCTTATTTGCAACACTGTTTTTGATAAACGCTTCAGTTGTAATGGGTCTGATATGTCCAACAATGGTTTCTGGACTCATGTTCAGCGCACGAATAACACTGGGATACAGACTGTTAATGTCAACACCGCCTATCCAGTCGTGCATGCCTGGCTTGGGATCAGCAACATATGCACCCACCACAGAGCCGCCCATTTCAGTTTCTTCTGCCCAGCGTTCTTCTTTTTCGGCTTCGGTTTCTCGAATCCTCGCAGGTACAATCAACTCCAAGTCTCTAGCAGCATTGACAATAGATTGGTCAATCAATGCCACAGCGCCCATCGTTGTTTGCAGAAGCACACAGTTGGTATGTGCCAAGTTGTTTGCCAGTTCGATAAACTTCAGCTTGGCATCAATCTTAGCCAACAGCAAAACGTCCTGTCTGTTGTATTCAATGAACTTTTTAAAGTCATTGTTATAAAGTTGATCCAGTGTGCCTTCGTATTGTGTTTTACGTTCGCCTACTTCATATTCACCAATTGCATCCAGTCGATATGTGTGCATTTCATGATAAGTGTGTTTGCGATACAGTTGTAGATAGTCCAAGTGTACACGCCCTACCAAGTCGTAGGTGATAGTTTGACGTCCATAGCTTTCGTATTCACGCTTCTTGGGATACTTGCCCCACAAACACAGTCTTGCAGTTTCGCTTTTGCCAAGCACTTGCACAATCCTGTTGTAGATATAGGGAATATCGTAGCCCTCTGAGTTCCAACCGCTAAGGATATCACAGTCTTCAATCAGTGTAAGAAATATGTCTAGCAGTTCTTTTTCAGTATCGCACAGCATGGTATCTGGAAATTCGCTACATACTGTCTGTGCAGCTTCTTTACTCATTGTTTTTGGTTTAATTGCCAGAGTAAAACAACGATCCAACCAATTCATCCACACTGAAATAGCAGTGATTGGTGAGAATGCATCTTCTGTACTTGAGAATCCTCTTAGCGGATCAAAGTCAGTTTCAATGTCGAATAGCCCTACGTGCAGATTGGGACTTGGTGCATCTCTATAATTGTCGTATAAGCAACGGAAGATTGGGTTGATATCACTTTCATGTTGCTTGGGTTTGGGAATAACACCCAGTTCACGTTGGAACTCTTTCCCCTTGTTAGTTTGAAAACGGTCCAGTTTAACGCCGTGAATGCTTGACCATTTGCCCCTGTCGCTGGGCCAGTACACTACATATTTTGTTGGATGTTCTGTTAAAACACGTTGGCCATCCTGTGACCGTTCTGCTACGAATATTGTATTCTTATCTTTATCAATAATAGCGTCTACATAACTCATTTATTCTCCTTACCGCTTGTGGCCGGTTAACCTTACCTTATTACTATTGTACCAGCAGCTACTCTATTATCCAACCTATTGCGCCAAAATATAACGCTGCCGAATATATCATCCGACAGCGTTATATACACTGCAACAATGCCAGTATTACTTGCGCTTTTTGGCAATTTCCAGCAGTTCTTCGATTTCGTCAAATATCTCGCGACCTTCCGCCAATTCATCGCGGTTCTCTGCCATCTTATATGCTACACGGATAGCTTTGTTAAGAACAGGCTTTTTAATTTCAAGTTCAGCTGCAATAGCAGCAACAGTCTCTTTGAGACCTTCTTTCAGAGTTTCTATGTCACGAGTAACACTGACACCTTGATCAATAAGTTCTTTGATTTTAAGACGATCTGCTTCGCTTAGCGTTCCAATGCTCATCTAATGCTCCTATGTATGTTTGCGATAACATAGTTTGCCGCAGACTCAGTGTTCTGTCAATAAGCGCACATACCGTATATTTGTACAAGATTATTACGAGGTACCCAGTCAGTGGTATTGGTACTGGTAAAATATGTATACTGTGTCAGATTACTGTATGCACCCACTATCCAATGGTCTTGAAACCAAATTACGCTTTGGAAAAAGTAACCTAATTGGTCATAGCTGGTCCAACCAACTCTGTCCAAGCTGTAGCGTATATCGCCGCTGCTTACTGCAACAAGATGGCCATCTGGATTTACAGCTATATTGCGATAATCTGGCAATGAACGTGCAGTGGTAAAGAAATCGCTAGTACCCCAAACAGGACTACCCAGATCAGTTGTGTTGATAATAACACCGCGGCCGCTGAAATACAGAGTGCCTTGATATTCCGCTACATCGTATAGCGGTCTATCTGCAAATGCAGTGGGTATACTAACTTGTTGCCAAGTGGCAGTATCAGGTACAGAACCGCCGCCTATCCAGTTGATGTTTTCACTATACCATATGTCAGGCTGACCATTTACAGATCCCACTGCTACCCAAACAGATACAGATATACCGTTAACCAATATGTCAGTGAAGTATTTTACGTTGAAGAAATAACTGTTGTTTTCAGGATGGGTAAACGCTTGATCCCATGTATAAATGCTGCCTGTTTCGTTTATCAGTATTTCGGCAATCTGTGTATTGTTTTCGTATTCACCTGGCAACACATTGTCATCATTGTATTTGCGTGTGCCAGCAACACAGAATATGGGTCTTGCACCGCTGCCATTCACACTCCAACTAATACCCTGCGCAGAAAAGTTAGAGTCTAACAGTCGCACATTTGCCCATGTAGACAAGTCATAGCTCGTCGCTGCATAGCCATTGTCGCTTATAGCTACCCAGACATTGCTGCTGCCGTTGACTGCTATGCCCTGCGCACGCATACGTGGCGGAAATGGTTCTGTTATCTCTGATTCGCTACTCCATAGATATCCGTCTGTGCTAGCAGTGATGCCACCTACACCGATTATTCTATCGTAACGTTGACCTGCGCCCAGTACTGTTGTCATTTTATACCTATCTTCATCCAACGTTGGTATTTGTCACCGGGATCTTTCAATGACATTTGCCCTAAAAATTGTACATCTCGTAATGGATATTGTTTATCAAAATCGTCTATGGTTTTGCAGGTGTTGTAATTGTTATCTGGTTCGTCACTGCGACCTTGAATTGCAACAACTGTGCCAGCTGGCACATGCTCTAGCCATCCGCGGTTTGCCATGTTGTTTGTGCTGTTATTGATTACCAAACTGGGTTGACCAACTATGTATTGCAGCTTGTTGGCATCTTTGCACATGCTTATTATTTTTCGGTCGGGTGCTAGCTGTTTAAGTATGATATGACTGGCTTTTAATGGTTCCGGATCTGTATCAACATCTACTAGTACTTTGAATGGCACATGCGTAAACAACATGAATATACCCATGTTACCGTACCAACTACCAAGACTATATACCACATTGAATTGCTTGATGTTTAATTCGCTCATTAGGCGTTTTAGTTCAAGACACATCCATAGCTTGCTGTAGCTTAGGCTTTTAGCAAAACTACCATCTGCTGTAAGGGGTGCGGATTCTGTAAACATATTGTATTTAAATGCGCTCGTCTTCTTTTGCAGCTTTGGCACTGTTGAACAGTGTGTCAATTTCAGGCCAACCTAGTTCTACTAGTTTTACATAGGACATCAATCTATATACACGCCATGCATCTGGATTATGTCTTGCAATATCAAGTAGATCTTTGATGATCTGCATTCGTCTACTGTTGATAAGGTCTTGTAATTCACTTGGTGCTGCTGCATATGTTAATCCGTAATCGCCCATGTAGCGAAGTGCGTCTGCATAATCGCCTTTTGAGAATTTGCTTTTAACTGCCTTGCTCATACGTGATAACAGTTCAGGACTTATATCAGATTCCGTTACAGAGTTACCAATGCTCACCGACATAGCCACAACGTCTGTTGTAATATCCCTGATAGATTTGTTTATGAATTCACTGGATTTCATTTATTTTTTAAATCAACTTCGTGTTGCGCACTGTCTTTGATAAGCGAGATTTCAGGCCATTCTATTCCTAATTTTTCCAATGCAGTTGCATACAGTAATGCATCTTTGAATTGCTGGTTTTTTATTTTTTCCAATAGTTTAGGTATAACATATGGCTTTTCTAGCTTTTTAATACCCAATGCGTTTTGTAGATAACCCTTGGGATCCAGCACTGCTGTTTGACTACGTGGTTTATTAGGATCAGTGTTATCGCTCCACGTTGCTGATATAGGTAACAGTTGGTTAGTATCTGCATCAAACCTGTATGTCAACTCCATACTATTATACCCACCAGGTTCGTTGGTTGCATACCTGGTGGTAAATGATTTGCCTTTTAACAAACTCAACGGATCAATTTTGTCGTAGGTGCTAGCAGTTAGTCGATATGGGCGTCCTGCAAACTGTACAATACTACCTGGCTTATTAAGACTCATTGCAATGAAATCTTCAACAGTATCGACACTGGGCTTTTTGCTGTTCTTATAAATCGCCAATCTAGTTTTGAGATCTTTCACCCCAGCATTAATTTCTTGTCTAGTTAACTGCCTTGCACGTCTAGTTTCTCTGGCTTTCATATCGCGCAGTACCAGCTTGCCTGTGAGAGGCTCTCCGGTGTCTTTAGCAATATTCTGCATAATAGTAAACAATCCAGACAGCGTACCGGTACTGACCATGTCGCCTGCATAGTGTCTGGTAACCATTACTGGGTTATTCCACTTGTCTTCAGGATGACTGTAATTGCGCGACTCTACATCTTTAGCAGTACTGAGAGCGGGCGTACTGGGTCTTGACCAAGACGGCTTGGTTCCATGTTCTCGTTCATGTGCAGCTTTTACAGCAGCTTCCCAGGGTCTTAAATCATATGCTAATCTGCCTTCGCGTGAACCGCCAGCAAGTGTATAACTGTCTGTTGTGCCAAACATAGCAGCTTTGCCGCCAATGTATACTACAAATGCCGCAGCAGCTTCGTGTGTTTTAAATGCTTTGCGAAGCGTCTTTATACCATCTTTGAGATTGCCGATATCAAGTATAGGACTGTTACTGCCAATTGCCATATCCCATTCTCGGTGAAATGCCTTCTCGACGTGACCAATACCACTAGGTCCGGGATATTGTTTAAGCACATTTATCAGCGGACCTGCATTGAGCTGTGCAAGATTGCCAAGGTCTTCTAATAAATCCAAATGGTCAATTGTCATTGGTATCGTCTTCCTGCTGTTGTACTGTATTTAAGCTGTCGCGTATGATTGATAATTCGGGCCAATTTATTTTTGACTTTTCTAGACGTCTTAGATATTGTTCAACTGCGCCATACTTCCAGTCGCGTCCATCTTTTAGATCATTTATCAAGATTTTCATATATTGATGTTTGCGCTTGTTAAGAAAGTCTACTAATTCTGGAAACTTTTCAACATCAAGATTCCATTCTTCTATATGATATAATGCAATACCCAGCCCATCGCGTTCTAGCATATCCATTATCATTGAACGTATAGAATTGTCTGGCACCGCGGCTGCTTGATCTTCGTCCTCTGCTAAATCATCGGGCGCAATACTTTTGGCGATGATGTCTAAATCAGGCCATTTAATACCGTAACTTTTTAATGCATGTATTTGAGATTCTATAAACTCTATGTCAGATTCGTCTTCGATTAGTCCACGCAATATCTGCATGATCTTATATTTGTTTTTTTCTATCATGGGTTTAATTTCAGGCCAATGGACCCCGATAGCGTATAATGCACCTGCAAAATCCAAAAGTCGATGACTGAAATGTTCTTTATTAAAATGCAACAATATAATATCTAATAATGGTTTTTTATATTCGTTGATTACCGCAGCTAATTCAGGCCAGTCTTTGATGGCGCCCCGGCGTCTACGGCCAACAGTGGACAACTCTGACACCGCTTCATTATTTTTATATCCATTTTGCAATAGAGCTCTGATATGTTCCACATACTCATCTGCATTTAATAGAAATCTATGACCGCCGTCTGCGTCTGATCTGTTTCTATGCACAGTTGAAAAGTCAGCGCGGCTATCTGCTTCATCCAGCTGGGAATCATTGCTGTCGTTCTGTTCCATTTCATCTGCACTGATTTTTAAAACTTCCAAGTCGGGCCAGTGTATACCCCATTCATGTAACATGGGTACGCGATATTCTACGATATCAAATTCTCCATGTTGCATGCATTTTAACAAATACTTTATTATGTTTTTTTTGTATTTGTTGAGAAGCGTTGTTATATCTGCCCAGTCTTCTGACGGCGGTAATACTTGTACAAGATTTAATCCATCTTGTACTGCAAACATATCATCAGATCCAAGCTGACGTTCTATATAACTCAATACCAAATTATCAACATCTGCTAGCATGTCGCTTGCACGCTGTTTTTCCAATGTACTACCACGCCATAGATCAATTACGCGGTGTGCTACCACACGGTCGTTGCCCTGTCGCAGTGCATTTTGCATGCCAAATACAATATTACCCAGCGGCGATGCCAGTGCTTCTGCCACTGGTTTCGTTTTAGGTACAGACCGTGCAATAACGTTTAAATCAGGCCAATCAATATCAAATGCTCGCAATGCATCAATGGTATTGGGTATAAAGTGTGCAACTTCATCTGATGGATAACGTCGCATATAGCGCAGCAGTCGTTTCACGATACCATTTTTATGGGCTACCAATGCTGCATTGATTCTATTGCGTTCAGCAGTTTCATATACCTTATAGTGGTACAATTCATTTAGACACTCCACAGCGTCGATATAACTACCCTGCTCAATGTCCTCGTAGAACATTGTCAGAGTGTATCTGATTTCACGTGGTATCATGCCCTGGGATTCCTGTACGTTATGTTATTTACAGACTTTCGGCGTTCATTCAACTCTACATTGTCTTCGTCTTTTTCTTGTTGTATAAGGTCAACGCTCTGGCCAAGTACTTGTAAATCCGGCCACTTTATACCAGCATTATCTAATCCATCTAATATTTGAGGCATAATGTAGCATATGCCGTCCGAGTCCAACTCCAGCATGTACTCGCGTATGCCTTTCATTATTCTCTGCTTGTGATTCGTCATAAGCGTAGTTAAATCTGTGACATCGCCTCTATCTTGAGAATCTGTCCATCCGAATTCTGCCAGTGATTGCAATAGCAAATCCATGTCGTTTCGCAAAACACCTATTATTATGCTGTCTTTATATTCATCTGCTATCCATTTGGCATGGTCGCGATTTTCACTCAACTCTTTCAGCGGAGTCTTGGCAATTGATGTTCGTATTACGTCAAGGTCAGGCCAGTCAATTCCCAGTTTCGCAAATCCATTTAAAAGAGTAGGGCCATACAATGACAATTCGTTACTGCTGCCCAATTTTATCATTTCTAACAATGCACGCATTATACCGTGTTTATGTTCTTCCAATGTGCGAGTTATACGATCTACATTGCCTAAATTTGTATACTGTGTAATATCGGGTACAGCATCTAATACTGCAATATAATGCTTGCCGTGGATGTCAGACAATAAATCAGCTTTGTATTGTGCCATTTCGTGGTCATCTAAT